GTTAAATGGACATCTCTGTACCCCTTCAATCCTGGTTGAGATAAAGATTGAAGACATGATGTTCCTGCGAGTACCAAACTCGCCGATCGACTCTGTGGCCGCAAGGGATGACACACACCAGTTACTAAGTTTGCTGGAGTAATGATTTGGAAGTTGATTGTTTATTTTGTGTTTATTCTGCTCTCGTCAGTGTTGGTTTTATTTTTGTCCGAGTTGTGTAGCGAGTTCAAGTCTACACTAACGGTTCTATATGTTTTTCTGTATTTATTTATATATATTGACATCTGTGTGTCATTTGATTATATCAGTAGCATCAAGGCCTCTAGTGCCAAAGGTGCCATGAATTCTACCGCTTTGTTGACCTGCTCCCAAGCGGTCGACTTGGCGACTTTGGAAGCGTTTGCCTGATCCCCTACAGTGACAGGGTTGAGCGCAGCTAGCGTGTTAGCAGCAATGGCTTCAACCTGTGGCACCGCAGGAGATGCTCCGGCCTGGATTAGTGAGTATGTTGTTTCTTCGACGGCGTGGATTTCCACATTTAGTGTAATCTCGATAAAGCTGACGAATTCGTTGTTGACCAGAGTCATAAGATCCCCAAAAATTGTATGTGTTGTCCAAGCTGGGGAAGAGGTGTCGGATATTGCTATATACGAATTAGCCTGTTTCCCTTCGCTCTTAAACGTCACACAAAACTCGTTATTGTAACGAGTGTCGCGGTAAACATCCGTGTAAAGTGACGACGCCAAATCTACAGTAGCAGGTGCTGCACCCAAATGAGTGAAGACACCTACCACTCCATTAGCAGCAGTAGGGGGTGAAATTGTGAAAATGTGAGCTCCACCCGAGACGACCCTATACCCTGAGAAATTAGCAGTGCTATAACCAGGAAAGGCCGCCCAGGCGCCCCACACGTTCAGATCCCGTGTTGTGGCAGCTGTAGCTCGGCGGTAAACATTGGCTAGATTCGGTTGAATCTGAGTGCCAGCGGTACCACCAAGTGCTGTGAGTTGTTGTAAGTCTGTTAAAACTCTGAACTGCATAGGTATTGATTTTGTTGTCGTTTCGTCGAGGCGCTTAGCTCCGCAAGCTTGGGCGCAGAATGGGTCTATTTGGCTGCATACGGCGGCACACAGCTTATCCAGACAAGCACGGTTAACTTTGCCACGGTTCGACAAAGGGGCATTAATATGCGCCTTATAACGCGTGATGTCCTTGTTGCGGGACTTCTTCTGTTTCTGTGCCTTGGATTGTTTTGGTGCTCCCGCAACCATGGTGAGTGATCTGTTTTTCTTCGGCATGGTAGATTGATAATCTTATTTATTATTTATTTATTTATTTGATATAGGTGTTTAAACTTCGTTTATGGTTTGCTATGTGTGTTAGAAGACTATGATAATAGTGTATTTATTGATGTATTGTATGTGAACTCTTCAACGGAGGCAGGAAGTGAATATGTAGGAGTTAGACCATCATAGTAACTCTCAATGGCCATCTGCTCCATGGGTGTTACATCAAATGTTGTATAAAATGAAATACGAGACTGGTGGGTTACAGGTTTCTGTCCTCTACTCAGCCCTTTTGCCATAAATTCCATACCTGATGTTGGGATAATATTCGGTATAGGTTTGGCATTACTACCACGGCCCAGCATCCGGTAGAAACTTCCCAAAATAGGTAAGTCTCCAGCCATTGCCAGACCACAGTCGCTCTTAGCTTGTCTGTAGTAATCAAATTGTGTCTTGTTCTTAATCTGTTTAAGTGACATCAGGTCTTTAGGTATGCTTTTTCGTGGGTCGCGTGTCATGATCCATCCTATGCCATCGTAGCAAGGGTATGACTGGCAAAATTCAATTTGTTCGATTTCATACACAGGCTCGCCACATTTGATATTAAAGCCAAACTGGCGATACCAAAATGACAAACCCGCTTTTATCTTATCGTAATTTTCTTGCTCAGTGATCATTAAATGATCATCCCCATTGTCAATGATTCTGCAACGGATCAGAAGGTGTTCGATATATGTCCAGCACATCATGACAATCATGATTGTCATCGCCAAACTTGTATCCTTATCACCTGACGCCATTCCGAATTCCCCTATAACCTTCAGTCTTCCTTCATTAGTGTTCGCGTAGATAGTCTGTGTTTCCGTTCTCCATTGCTCAATTCTCATAAGCTCAGGATCCGATCCAAAGATTTTCTGATACCAACTGGTAACGTACTTCCTTGATTTGGTCCCGAAGGATTGGTCAGCATGACTAGCATCCAAAGGGATGCACACTGGGTTATTGAAGCTGTTAAAAGCTGTGACGATGGCATTGGCTGTTTCTACAGCGTTTAATCCTTTCGTCACAGTTATTCCTCCGCATACGCGGTTGATGGCCGCATATATCTTCTTTTCGCAGGGCTTTATAAATGCACCTAGACTAATGTGCATTTCGACAGTACGAGTCCTTATGATTCTCGGTTTCAACTCCTCAATAGTTTTGACTGAAATATCAAGCGGCTCCGCTTTGCAAAATGTTGTCTGTTTAGCATCCTGACGCCCCAAGTCCCTCAACTTGAGATTCTCTAGTCCACGCCGATACACACTCCTTTTCTGACCCATGGATTCGACCACATCATAGTGGGACCAAGGGGTGAGTTTGGGAATGCGTTTGCAGCATAGATTTCGGAATTTGCGTCCGGCAGACATCACATCAATAGTTGGT